TTTCATACATCGTCCGTTGCCTTGGCTCTTAAGAACCATCGACTATATAGTAAAGTCGAGTGGGAAAGAATTGAAGCTGGCCAGTACGCTGTAGTTGACCCAGTAAATCCGGGTGTGATCCTGTACCTTTCGGAACAGGACTACATTGTCATGGTTCGGGTTGCGATTACCTCCAACAGGACTCTAAAAGTCCTCGCGGGGCCCGCAGATCTAATAGCAGATACTTCCACTTCATCTTCAACTGACTCATCAGGTTCTTCTCAAAATTCCCCCAAAAACGTAGCCAATAGTAATGTACCTTTTTCAAGTACACCTATGTCGAGTTCATCTCGACGGCGACTCCAAACGATGTTTTCTTCCTTGTTAGATAAATTTCTACATAAGGAGAGAAAAGGATCGGGACCCACAGCTACCTTTGAGAAAACTTCGATGATCAAGCTGACGGTCAGAAATGCCCGTCACTGGTTTAACCAATGGTACAACCTTGTGTCATGGTATTCCAGAGGAAATGCAATCACCACTGTCGCAATGACAGAACGTAATTCGTTCGCTCTTTATGTGGTAAGGATACTGAAGAATAGAGGGATAATGGATCTTATAACCAAGTTCAAGATCATGTTGTTTGTCGTTAACTCTTACCTAGGAGGCAAGAAATTAAGCCATACACAAGACCTTGGAACGAGAGTTCGTTTATCCAATGGGTTACCCGCTGCTATTCCAGCATTCGCAAGGCACGGCCTTCGAGTAATGAATCAGCACTACATCCATATATGGACTTCGATACTTTTCAGTTACAAAGGTCTCCTAGGCGAATGGGTGGTACCAAACCTACATGAGTCTCCTATAGCCCAAGCACATCCCGATTACAGCGCAAATGTTGATTTCCAACACTTTCAATCTGATTTCGCGAACGTCTTTTGGTATAATCTTTTAATACCTCTGGGCATAAAGAATCCTGACCTTCGCGTCCGGAACGCATTCTTCACTACTCACGCGGGACCCAACTGTCCGATCTCCATATTAGGAGCTGGCCTAGACGCCTTCTTGTGGTTCTGTGTAACTGATGAGCAATGGGTTGAGCAAAATCATAATGAAATTGCTGCCCTGATGCCCACAGTGAACAGTGTACCAGCAATTAGGGACGTTCTAGTGCATATTCGGGAACATATTGGAGCACCTCGTAACTTGATCCTTGAGTGGTTTAATGCCACAGGACAAGATGAGTTAGCGTTGAGCTTCCGGAAGACTGCGAAGATGTTCAAGATGTCTTACATCCTTGCAACGCAAGTGATGCCGCACCATGAGGTTGCCAAAGGTAAAATACCGCGAGGCGGTCCTATTCAAACTACTGCTGTCGCTTCTGGGATCCTTGGTTTAAACCTTGGAATCCTTCGAACTAAGCATTTAGTTTTACAACGGTTACATAATTTATATGAGGCCGCTGGAAAGGTACGAACCATCGCTATAGTAGATTACTGGACGAATTTCGTCCTCAAACCTCTCCATGATTGGATGTTTGATATTCTAAGGCAATTACCCCAAGACGCTACGTTCGATCAAGAAGGGAAAGTGCGAGAGTTCGCGAAAAGAGGGTACACCGAAATTTGGTCTTACGACCTTAAATCGGCAACGGATACAATTCCGTTGGCTCTATACCGCTCGCTGTTCTCGTATATACTACCCCAGCATATAGTTGACTTGTGGCTAGAACTACTAGTCAATAGGGCATTCAAAATCCCTACCGACATGGAGAGAGCTTTCCCTTTCCTACC